CGGTCAATCAGGCCACCCATGGCCCAGCCGCCGACGCTGCCAGGGCCGCCCTCTCCGGTGTTGCCCATGCCGCCGCCCTCGCCGGTGCTGCCGCCACTATCTCCAACCCCGCCAGAGTCGCCGCCAGTAGACCCATCAATCAGATTGGTGACGTAATAATTCTCTCCAGCCGTCGCAATTGGCAGCCTGCGCTCATAGAGCAGCGGGTCAAACCCACCCAATGGGGCGTTGATCGGCACGTTGGCGTAGGGGTTTTCAAATGCAGGCATCTGCCCCATGACGCGCTGGTAGGGTGACACCCCGCCGCCGTAGAAGGGGTTGAACTGCGAACCGGGGGCCATCGAGACGTACTGCTGCAGGTCACGGGCAATGGTCTGCTGCGCCGGTTGGTCGAACCGGTACTGCGCCAGCGCACCGGTCAGGACCGCACGCACCTGGTCATCGCTCATCCCGGCCAGGTTGGCGACTTCCTGCGCAGTGCCTGGGCGGCCATAGATTTGCTGGAACCGGTCCTGCACCGTCGGCTGGCCCACCACATCGGGCGTGAACATCTGCGCCCCGCGAAATGGGAACTGCGTGTTCTGGAACCTGCTGATCGACTGCTCAAGAATCGCCCGAGCATCGGCCTCAGACTTGCCAGCCAGCGCGGCCACCTCGTCGGCAGTGCCCTGACGGCCATAGATCAACTGGAACAGCGCCTGCGGGTCATATGCGCCCGTGCCGGTTGTGCCAGTGCCGGTTGTGCCAGTGCCAGTTGTGCCAGTGCCAGTGCCGGTGGTGGTCATGCCCAGATTGCTGCGTGCCTGGTTGATAGCCGCTTGCAAGTCGGCCACGCCCCATTGCGGCAGCGCAGCATTGATCTCCTGCGGCGTGTAGCCGCTGGTCGCCAGCCACCTGTCAAGCGCAGCCTGGTCGCCACGGCCCACGTTGGCGTTGTACCAATTTTTGATCTCTTGGATGCGGGTGTTGGCGATCTGGTTGCCTGTTGGAACATTTGTGCCTGTGGGAACATTTGTGTCTGTGGCAACATTTGTGCCACCGGTCACAAAATTCCCCACGGTTTCTGTTGGTTGTTTTGCCACACCAGTATCCCCCACAACAAAATTGCCGATGGTTTCTTCGGGGGCAGATGTGCCACCAACAACGAACCCTGACGCATCAGATTGCTGTCTGCGCAATTGTGCTTCAGCATCTGCCGCCGCATTACGCGCCGCCTGTGTCTCGCGCCAATTGCTTTGCAGCCACTCAGGATTGCCGCCAGCACGCATCTTTGAGCGTTCGGCGGCAGCTTTGAATTGAGCTATTTGCCCCTGGTCAAGTGCATATGGATTCTGCCCCGCCATCAGCGTGCCAATGCGCTGGCCCTGCATAGTGTCCATTTCGCCCAGACGCCACTCCATAAATGCGGCAAGTTCTGGGTCAACAGAACGCAATCTGGCTTTTGATGCCTCAATCTCTTCTTGCGGCACAGCCGATGTCGTGCTGTATGTTCTGGCAGGTTGGCCCGCAGTCATTCTCTGGACCTCTTCAAGAATCGCTTTGGAATAAGCGTTCCTTGGATCATCTACATGAGGCGTTACAACCATCTGCATAGGTTGGCCGGGGAAAAGTCTTTCATGCGCCGCCTGATACAGTGCCCTGTTTTCTTGACGATCAATAATTTCCTGCCGGGTCTTGGCTAATGTGATGGCATTGTTGAGGTCTGTAACGCTAAATTGCGGCAGTGCTTTGGCAATCTCAGCGGCGCTGTAGCCAGATGTCGCCAGCCAGCGATCTAGCGCGGCCTGGTCGCCCTTGCCTTCATTGGCACGCCACCAGTCCTGAATCGCTTTTGTCTTATCGCTTGTCGCCATATCACAGCTCCTTTGCAAGTACCGACCATTGCGGTCTGTACCCTTCATCCTTCAAAAATGTCTTGGCCCAGCCCTTACGGCCTGCCAAGGTCACCCTGGTGCAACCAATCGACCGGCCCCAGGATTCGATCATTGGTCGCATCCGTGAGAGTTCATCGAGGTCGCCGCCAGCCAGAAAATAATGAAGATTCTTCAGGCGCGGATAGACAATGATCTCTGTGAGCACTACCGACCTGGTTGCAGGCCACACCTGCAGCCTGCTTTTCTCAACCATCTCGGCAATGTCATCGAAATTGTGTGTTCCTCCACTGTATTCTAAGGCCGCCTCCACATGGTGGCGCAGCCTGTACAGATGCTCCAGGTCGCTCATCTCTTGCCCATGGCAACCGCATCCAGGCGCATTGTGCCGACCCTCCAGTCGGCCAGCACCGCCCCGGTCACCTTCACATTGACCTGGCGGCCAGAAAACCGCACGCTGGTGGGGTTGGCTGCCGAATACGGCCCGAATGACGATTGCGTCCCTGTGGGGTACAGCCGACTGGTAAACGACACCACCGCCTCGCCCAGCGTCTGCTCATCAGGAATCACCTCGCGCACAGACATCACATTGTCGCCATTGCCCAACTGGATCGGCCCAGACTCGGCAAAGACCGATGCGCCGTCATAAGCAAAACCCACCTCATGCTCGTATACATAGCCGTCGGTGGACACCATCATCGGACTGGTGTAAACACCAGCACCAGTGCCAGCAGTGCGAGCCAGCGTACCAATTGACCAATGATTTTCTCGGTAGTTGTAGGTGACATATGAATCGTTCTCGGTGCTGGCTGTGCTTGGATAGAACCACCAGATTTCGCCGAATTGACTGTTATGCACAGCGTAGACCTTACTCGATTGCGCATAGTTGATGTTTTGGAACACATAGTCGCCGACATCGCTGGGCAGTGGCTTGACGTAACCGTCATAAATCCAGAACCCGGACTTGCTCATCCAGATGGCGGCGGTGTCGATGGCCGCCACGCCCTGGGCCGAGATCAGGCCGCACCCGCTGCCCGCCTTCTCGAAACCGTACACAAACGGCGCACCCACATACTGCGCGGTGTGGACATCCACATCAGTCCACAGCAGGTTCACACCCTTGACGCGTTTTCCGGCCAGCAGCGTGCCGGGGGTCGCCAGTTCAAAGTCGCCCGCCAGGTTGTCGGTGGAGGGCGTCCAGACCGTGTTGTCTTCCTGGTCGCACCACTGGACCTTGCGGGGATTGCCGCCAGCGCCCAGGGCAAACATGATGCGCTCGGCAGTGACCAGCAGCGCCTTGTTGCCGGTGGGGGCGTTGGTGATTGCAGCGGCCAGGGTGGGCGTTGTAAACCCAAGCTGCCATTGGTAGAGTTTGCCGTCAGCATTGGAGCAGGCCACCAGGTACTCGCCCCAGGTGTCTAGCGACCAGGTGGTGGCGGGGGTACTGTTGCCAACATCAGGACGGGCAACGCCGTAGGCATAGTTTCCATACTCCAAACTGCCAAAACCAATGTTCAGGACCGCATCGGCATTGCCTGCGGTGAATCCGGTGGGCGTGATTTCTTTTAATGTGCCCGCCTGATTCATGGCGTACAGTTTGGTGTGCGTACCCAGGGCGATCCAGCGCGTGGCGCTGTTGTCGCGCCAGGTGATTATTCCCCTGCACTTGCCAGACATCTGGGCCGATGATCTCTTGCGCCAGCCGCCCACAGGGCGCAGCGTGTTCTCGTACCAGCGCACAAGGTTGGAGTTGTTCCACCGGCCTGCTGCCTGGTACTCTGTGCCGTTCTTGTAGACACCCGGAGGAATTTTCAGAGGGATGTACATAATCAGGTCGGTAAGTTGGAGACAAAACTCATGGTCACGATGGCCGATGGTATCGCCGGTCTGTCTGGTGTGGTGCTGGTTGCGTAATGCTCAAGACTCACGCCCACATCACTCACGCGCCACATAATTTGCACATAGTCATCTTTAACCAAATCCACAAAAAAATTCATGGCCGCGATCAGGTGCGCTGGGTCGCCAGACGATTTGCGGGCAGGCAGGAAAAATTTGCTGTTGGAGTTGGCGATGTTTGTGCCGTTGCGCCGAAACCAGATGTCCACATCCTGGCCGTCATTGGTGGTGTTTTTGAATTGCAGCGAAAAAGCAATGTTCCACAGACCATCGACCGCCACGGTCAATCGAGAGTCGCTGACCACCGTCACGCCATTGGAAAAATCTGTCGTGTTGAACTTGATGGCGTATGCCGTTGTGGTGTTGGCTGCCGTCTGGTCGGTGCTGTCTTGAAACGCGCCGTGCGGCGTGTTCAAGAACTTGCTGCCCTGCGGGCCAAAAAGCGCGCCCAGAGCAGACACCAGCTTGCGGAAGTAGACGTTAAGCGCACCGTAGTTTTCGCTGAAGTGGCGGCGCTCGTAAGCCTCCGGGGCAAAACCCAGGCTCGGGATCGAGGGGACTTCCAGTTGCTGCTTGACGTTTGCCATGGCTCAATTATCCCGCCTTACACCATCTCCAGCCCTGCCTTGCGCACCTCCTCAACCCTGCGGCCCCACCCTTTGCCAAAGGTCGGCCAGGTGGGCAGGTCCATCAGGAAGGACAGTCTGCGCTTGGCATAATCGTCAACCAGGGTCTTGGCATCGAATGCGGCCACAGCGGCCAGCGTCTTGGGGCCAATGCCGCCGTCAGGCTCAACGCCAACGCATGACTGCAGCCATTTGGCGGCACGCCCTGGTCCTGAGTTAATCGCGGCATCAAAGACCACATAGTCCACTCCAGCGGGCAGATCGTCGCCCTTGATCTTGTCCCAATACTTTGATTTGTACAGCGGGGCTACATCGGCAGGCGTGAGGGCACGCATGGCCTTTTCATCGACCTCATGGCCGCACCACTCTTCCCAGACGCGCTTGGTGCAGCCCAGGTTGGTCATGCCGCCAGGGTCGGACGGATGGTTGACGTACCCGCCCTCGTGGTGCAGGACTGCCTTGAGTGCTTCGTCAAAGTTGTCTTTCATTTCTTGGCCTTCATGTCAATGATTTTTTCCAAGGTGCGCCCACCAAAATAAAAAGACATGATGAGCATCCCCCACTGGCCGAGCAGTTCGACATACGCGCCGCGAGTCTCAAACTCAAATGCGCTCATCATGGCAAATGTGAAATATGCACCCAGGATGAAGATGAGGGTTAGCGGCCTGATGTTCTTGGACAGCCAGGAGTCAGACGCCATGTCGGCCTTGTGGCGGTCGGTCAGGTTGCCCTGCTCCGTTTTGTACAGTTCAGTCTCATTTGCCATCCGCGCCAGTTCGCCGTCTTGGGCCAGCTTCGCCAGCTCCAATTGCGCCTTGGCCTTGGCCTCTGGGTCTGGGATAAGTTTGTCGATCAGTTTCCCGCCGACATCGAGCAGTGCTGTCAATGGAATCATCAGTGTCCCCTCTTGGTCATCATGGCGCTGGCAATCTCCAGCATGAACTTCAGTTGCGGCAGATGCTCGGGCTGCTCGGTCCAGCCCACGGTGATCTGTCCCACAAACCTGTGGTTATCTGGCGGGATACTCACCCGGCAGGTAAACCCCACACCCTTCTCGATGTACCATAGTCCCACCTCCGATTGTGCATAGCGGTACTCTGCGCAGGGCATCTCATTGGACATCAATTTCACCACATCGGCGTTGTTGTTTGCATTGCTGCTAAACAGGCCCACATCAATCCCCTCGATGGACTTGTCTCGCCCGTCTTTGGTGTAGGCCCGGTATAGCACCCTGGAGTTGAATAAAGGGTTGACCTTGAAGACGGCCACCACCGATGCGCCTGTCTTTTTGAACAGCATGGCGGCCACATCGTCTGCCCGGTCATTGATCTCTGGCAGCTTCTTGGACTCCTTGTAGGCGTCCCGCATGAATTCCTGGTTGGACCAAAAGATATACCCAACAAACGCCAGCACGGCCATGACGACGATGGCGACCAGCTTGAATGGGCTGTCCACATAGGAAAGCACCTTGTCGATGATTTTGTCACTCATATAAGTGCAATCCCAATGACCACACCGATGAAGGCTGCCGTGGCAAAGAGCGCCGCAAGGAATATCTCTAAAGCCTGCTGGCGCTTTGCCATCATGGCCCTGTGGGCGCGTTCGGCAGCTTCACGTTCCTCGCGCTTCTTGCGTGCCATCATGGCCTGGAACTTTTGCCAATCCTCCCACATTCCAGGGCGGCCTGCGTAGATCATCTCTTCTTTTAGCTGGGATTCCTGGTCCCTGAGTTTTTCCAGGGCCATGAACTCCTCGATGTCGGTGCGGCCATGCAGGGGGCGGCCACCGGCCTTCTCATTGGCCCCGTGCTGGAGTTTGTCCTTCAGGTCGAAATACTCGGAGACTTTCCCGCCGACATCGACCAGTTCTTTTCCATTCTTGAGTGCGGCCTTGATGACAGCAAACGCTGCATTCGCCGCTGCGAGTTCTGCCAACATACTGCCGCCATCAGAAAAACGCCCACATCAGGATGTGGGTCACCCAAAGAATGAAAAGAACAAGGGCCGCTGCCGTAATGAACGACAGCAGCCACTCTTTCATTTGATCCAGACCACCGAGAAGATCACCCCAACCATGGAGACGATCATCAGGCCAGCCGTTTTAATCAGGATGCCTTCCAGGCGCTTGAGGCGCGCATTGATCTGGTCATAGCGAATCGCGCAGACCTCTTCGTGCGTCATTAACCGCGCTTCGGTTTCTGAAATACTGCCCATCTTTACCTCTTAGCATGGCCCGGTTGTACAAGTCAAACTCGATGAGGTGGATGTGCTGCTGGATGTGCTGGTGCTAGGCCGGTTGTCGGTCATGTAGCTGCCAGTTCCAAGAACGCCCGTTGAGTTGCTCATCGTGTTCGTGGTGGTGCTGAGTGTACCCCCACCCACAATGCCTGTGCCACTGATGGTGATGTTCGGTTGCGGTTGCTTGATATTTGCCGCAATGTCTGCTGTTGCCTTAAAACCCAAACCGGCCATTGTTGAAAAGCCAGTGACCGTAGCAGTCTGCACATCCCGGTTGCTGTTGGCCTGGGAGATGCCAAGCAGGGTGGCGTTGTCCGACTGACGGATGCCTAAAGATGTCTGTTTGTTGACCGCATACATCTGCCCAACCACCGGCAGCAGAGCGCCAGTAAAAGTCAAAGCGTAGTCGGCCCAGGAGCGCGGCATTGCCATCTGTGGTTGCTGATTGCCCTGCACATTGAGACTGATGACCGCTGCGACCTTTGCGGTCGTGTCGCCCATCTCGGCGATCTTTGCCAGGGCTGCGTACCTGGCGGCATCGGCACTGGCCCGAGCCTTTTGCGCCTCGGCATATGCAGCGTACTCTGTGGATGCACAGCCGGTCAGGGCCAGCACGATGGGGATTGCGATCAGTCTCATGGGTTCTCCTTACCAGGGAAGAGCAGGTGAAACTACAGGCGGGTTGACCAGATTATTTAACTGCGTCTGCACAGCCGCCTCGGTAGCGTCTTTGTCAACACCCGAGGCCCAGCACCATCCCAGCACCTGATCCTGCGTCAGATCGGCGTAGGGCGTAAACGGGTCCCCCGGCTGGCTAAATGAGCAGGTGGCATAGACGCTGGCTGTCTTGTCATCCTGAGTGCCAGTGCAAGACCAGTGCGCTGTAATCACAACGTCAGTCAGGTTGCCCTCTTGGGGTTTGCAGTCAAGTGCTGAGATTGTCCATACGGGGGTCATGTCAGGTTCCTTTCAGGGGTTTGATTCGAGGGCTGCGACTCGGGCGCGGAGGGATTGGATTTCTGCCAGCAGCAGAGGAACTAAAGAAGACACATCCATCTGCTGGAATTTGGGTGTTCCGTCCTCGTTCACTTCGTCCTTGACGCCTGATACAGCGTATGGAGCGTGTTCCTGTGCCTCGTGAGCAATCAGCATCGGGCGGCTTTGCGTAGCGCCCTTCATCACACCTTCATAGACCTTCAGCGCATCAATCGTTGCACCGGAATTCTGTACCGGGCCGATGATGTCCTTGGCGCGGTAGTCCGAGGTTGTGTTGTATCGAGTCAGGCCACCTGCGCGGTTGTAGTCGATAGAGCCTCGTTGAGTTGCCGTTGCCTCGGTATTGAAAACAACAAACAAGTTGTCGCCAGATGTTGCCGCATTCCACGGCCCAACACATGCGACTGCAGCAGAAGAACGATACGCAACAACAGTGGCAGATACCTGACCACTCGTAGTCCCCACCAGCAAGTCCCCGCCGCTGGTGATGCGGGCGCGTTCGGTGATGCGGTTGGTTGTGCTGCCGTCTGTCGTGTTGTTGGTGTAGAAAGCCAGTGCGCTGTTCCAGCCAGAGGCTTCGCGCAAAAACCCGATACCTGCGGCAATTCCGCTGCCAACGCCGGTTCGAGCGTCTCCAGTTCCGAGGTACACGCCCTGACTATTTGATGAAATGCCCCCCAGCGACAAAACACCTGCGGCACCAAAATCAGAAACGGTGGTGATGCTGGCTGTACTTGCCCCGGTTAAAGCCGCTTTGAACCTTGCGCTTGTATTTGTGTCGCCCACTACAAGATACCCACTCGCATCCAGCGTCATCGCCTGCGTGAAGGTGATGGCGTTGCCTGCTGTGCCGGAGGCTGCGTTGTACCAAGAGTGAGAACCACCAAACTGCTGATAGAGCGAGGCTGCGGCTGTGGTCAGATAGATGTTGTTGCCAGAGGTGTTATTGAATGTGTTCTGGCCGATAAGGGTCGCGTTGCTTGTTCCGTAAAAACTGGATGTAGAAGAAATTTGAAGGGCTTTTGCTCCACTGTTCCAAGCACTCGGCGTCACCCCCAAACCGAGGTTGCCGGAGGAGTCGAGCCTGAGTCTCTCCGTCCCGCCAGTAGAGGCCGCAACAGTATCCGCAGCAGGGAAGAAAAGACCTGTGTTGGTGTCGGTTGATCGTGTAAATACCGGTACTGATGCGGTCCCATCAGTAGATGCAGCAATCTGACCGGATGAATTGAGTCGCAGCGCCTCCACCCCGCCTTCAGAAAAGGCAATCGTGTCCGCAGCAGGGAAGAAGATGCCGGTGTTGGTGTCGCCATCTGCGGTCACGCTCGGTGTCGAGGCCGATCCTGCGGCAAATTCCACGGTAGCCGATCCCGTCACCGACAGCGTGCCAGCCACCGCCAGCGTCTTACCAGAACCCACATTCAGCCCCACCGATGTGCCGGTCCCGTTGGCCGTGAACAGCGCATCAATCGTGTCCAGGTCGGTGTTGAGTTTCGTCCCCCAGGTATCTGTCGATGCCCCGACCTCGGGCTTAGTCAGGAGCAGATTGGTTGTCGTGGTATCAGCCATGTTTCACCTCATGCGGCTATTTGCCAAGTTTCACTATTATCCGCAATTGGGGTCCATGTTTCACTGGTATCCGCAATTGCGCTCCATGTTTCATCTGTGTCGCTGATCGGCGTCCATGTCTCTGCCGTATCAGCAATTGCGTTCCATGTCTCTGGCGTGTCCGGGTCAACAATCCACTTGATGTTGCCGTCAATCGTCATTGCCGAATCGGCGGCGAAAACGATCAGACCCGGCTGCACCCGGATGGCCGCAGCACTCATGCTTGACTCGGCCTGAATAAGCGCAGCCTGGTTGACCACCACGCTGGTGCTGACCGTCATCGTGCCAAAATCCTCGATCAGTATCTCGATCATCGGCACGCGAACCGCGCTCACGCTCATCGCGCTCGATGCGTCCATGGTGGACGCACCAATCGCCACCCTGGTCGCCGCCACACTTGCGCTGGATGCGCCCGCCATGGTCGCAACCCCGATGGCATAGCGCAAAGCAGAAACAGATACCTCGCTCGATGCCGCAACGGTAGCAGACGCATCGGCCACGCGCTGCGCAGCCGCAGACATACTGCTGTCGGCGCTCACCGCAAACGATGCATCCTCGACCACATTGGCGGCCACCTCCATCGAGCTGGACGCAGAAACAGAAAACGCACCTATACAGATGCGTTTTGCTTCAACGGCCACCGTGCTGGTGGCCGCCATGGTGACGGCGGCAAGCGTTATGCCATAGCTATACCTGCCCTCACCGTATGGACCGCGCCCATATGCAGCCATATCATGTCAGCGTCACATCAAGGTCGCCAGCAGGGATGCGCAGCACATCGCCATTGTTGATCGTGCGCGAGGTGGACAGCGCCGCCCAGGCCAGCAGGTTGCCGCCAGACGATGCGTCAAAAATCCCCGCCCAGCCAATCGTCCCCCAATTGCCTCCCGATGCCGCAGCGAATTCAATTGCAGCCGAGTTCGTGGCGTTGGTGGGAGATGTGCCAGAAACCGTGATCGTGCCGGTGGCCGCGCGGGCGTATCCGTTGCCAGACACCTCAGTGCCGCCGCCAGTGTCGGACGGGGCAGCGGTGAACAGGCCGATATACCAGGCCGTTGGACGGGTGGCGCTGCCGGTGGTCAGCAGCCAGGTCAGCACCAGGTTTTCCGTGTAGTCGGTAAAAGATGACATATTCAGTCCTTATCCAAAAGTCTTGGCCCGAGTCAGCAGCACGCCACCACTTGATGCGCTGCGGTCATCTGCCGTGCGCAGGTCATTGAGTGCCCGTTCGTAGAGCGTTGCCCATGTTTGGATTCTCGCATCGTCTTGCAGGTATGGAGCAGCCTGGAGCAGCGATCCGTACAGATACGCATCGGGGCTGGAAGAGAGCAACCAGTTGGACGACACACTCGTCGAGAGCTTGGTCAGTTTTGCGTAATAGGTCAACTCTGTGGTGTAGGTGGTGTCTGGCACGGGCAGCAGCCTGAATTGCCCACCCACAACGGTGAAGAACTTGGGCCTGCCGCTGGCCGTGTGCTGCGTGGCCTGCGCGTCCATGGAGTCAATGCTCAGAAACGACAGCGGCTGCTGCGGGTTGGTGCTGGTGAGTTTGAGGGACTTGGTTTCGAGGAAGTCGGCAGGCACGGCCCCGTACTCGGCGCTGAAGCTGGCATTAGCCCTCACAATCATCTGCCTGGTGCGTAGCGTGCGCTCGATCTGCGCCTCGGCCAAGCTGATGAAGTCAGGGATGACACTGGTCAGGTCTGATCGGTTGAGCCAGTCCCCAATGGAGGTCTTCAGGTCGTTGTAGGTTGCCAGTGCCATTTAGGTTGCCCCTTGTCGTTCCTTTTCCATCTCCTCGCGCACCACCCAAGTGTGCGGGTGACCGAATTCAAACGTGCCGATGTGCCCAATCTCATGCGACACATCATGGTCGATGTATATCTTGTACCCGAGTTCCCGCGCCTTCTTGCAAAAGAAAACGTCCTCTCCCATGTAGCCCCGAGTGGTCTGCCAGGGCATATCGAACCAGGGTTCGCTCATTCCCTCAAACACCTCGCGCTTGATCAGCATTATGCCTGTTCCAACACTTCCCACCTCTTCCAATCCGGTGGAGTCCTTCATGGTGTAGACCGGGATGCGCTTGTCGTTCTCGTCATAGTTTTGCGCCGTCGGGCCGGTGGGCATTCTGCGCCGTGCGCAGTTGGCGGCCACGATCTCCTTGTCATGCTTGAGCAGGCGCTGCACCATGTCCTGGGGGAATGTCATGTCGGAGTCGATGAACAGAATGTGCGTGCAGCCTTCCCTCATGGCATCGAGGCAGAGGTCGGCCCTCTGGTTCTGGATGATTGTGCCCTGCATCAATTTCAGACTGATGGCGTCTGTGGTGTTGAGCGTGTGATAGGCCACCATGTTGACCATGCAATAGCAAAAGTTCGTGTGAACCTGGTCACGGGCGGGGGTGCAGACGGCAATGTAGTTCATACTTTTCCGGGTCTTGTCCTGAAGAATTGGTTTTCTGGGTCGTTGAGCCAGCGTTTCATGTACTCCTGGTCGTCAATCTTGCCCTCGGCCTTCATCTTGTAGTAGAGGGACTCGGGGATGCTGGCGACCATGTGCCATTCTCCCTTCCAGTTGGCTTTTTCGTCAACTGCGTTGTAGACGGCCTTGTTCGCCTCGATGACATCGGTGATGTCCTGCTGCGTCTGGATCGTCACCTCATCGGCGTCGTGGTTGTAGTGCCAGTGACGTGTTATGCCTTGCTGGCCGTTGATG